CAAATCACGATGATTATATTGCCCTTCTTCTCCTTCAAAAGTTCGGTATCTAAATTTTCCGTCTGGATCTATCCAATTCCAAAATAGCCCTTGCTTTTCTTTTGTCTCCAAAGTCTCAGGGTCAACGTCAGTAGCCGTAGTGTTTCCTTTATCAGAGCTTTCCGTTTCGCTGATAGTCGCTTTTATTACCCTCTCGTGACCATAATCAAAGCGCACATAGGAATATTTTGGAGCTTCTCTTTTAACAAAGTAGAGCTTATCATCCAAAACATAGAATTCGTAAGTCTCTTTCTCCAACTTAGCTAATTCTAACATCATCTCGTAGTCGGTCTTGTTTCCTTGAGTATAGGATTTGTAAACTTTATCTGTTTTATCGATCTGCATACCAAGGCCATGTTTTAGAGCTACCTGTTCTGCTATTTCAGAAGCAGTCTTGTTTTTGAAAACAAATTGCTCTCCGCCTTTCTTCATTACACTACCAAGGTCTAATGCTTTAAAGGTAAGAGATACTGTTTTACCATAAGTTACTTGTCTGTTTGTTATTCTAGCCCTCTTTCTTCTGCTTAGGGGCCCTTCAATAAAACCAAACTCAAGTTCTATAATTCGACCTCTAATCAAATCATCATCATCTGCCAAGGCTTTGGAATGTTCGGAGTGAATCTTTATAGTATACTGATTATCCTTATCTATAATTTCCTTTAAGTTAATACTCTCAACAAAATCGCTTATGTCTCGATTGTTGTAAGCTATCCAAACGCGTTTTAGTGGGGCTTTCATTCATTTGGATTTATGTTGAAGAAATGAGGAATACGGATTTCTACTCCAATATAATCACTCAGGTCTAAGGGCATGAAGATATTATTAGCAATAGCGATAGCCCAATAGTATTTGTCCGGATTACTGGAGAATTTCTTGTAATAGCGATTAGCTATTGTATCAAGCTTATCAAACTTGCGTACAACATGGTATTTGTCTTCTACAGATTCAGGAATTTCTGGAAGATCGCTCAATAAATAAGCTTCTCCTTCTGAAGGTAATACAAAGACATTACCATCACTATATAAAGCTCCTTTTTCTATATTAACGGCCATTGAGTATATCGCTTTTATTTACTGGATTATATCGAGTATCTAAACCTAGCGTCAAATTCACATAAGCTTGTCTAGGATACCAACCATACTGCTTATCAAACAAATCTAGTTTCGCATCAAAGTTCTTTACTATCCATCGTTGGTTTTTCATCATTCGACCCCAAACCAATTTAACCGTGTCTGGAGGTTCTTCGTAAGCCTCGTTATAAGTAAGGCTCTCTAACCAATCTACTCGTCTCTTAACGTCTTGCCTGTTTTCCTCAATAGCGCAAAAGTCTAGCTCGAAGACCAACAGCTTCTCACCGGCAGGGTATTGATACAAAGGGTTGTTCTTACCAATGATCACTACATTTTGAGTATCTGTATTTCTTTTGAAGTTTAAGCTAGGAGGCACAAATTGAATCTCTAAATATTCCAGAGACCTAGTATTGATAAAATACAATTCTTTATTTGTAGTGCTATCACTCATAAGACTCCTGCTCTTTTTGGTATTCTGTCACTTTCTTTCCTATAGTATCGCCATCTAAATCTACTTGAAGATTGATATTCTTTATGGTCTCTTTAGACTCGCTAGTATGAGTAGACTTAGTATTGTTATTATTCTGGATATATTCTTCTCGGTACTGAGAAGCCATTTCTTTGATCTTGTCTATTTTATTTCCGGAACTCACAATATTACCGTTTTCATCTACGGATGAACCGCTAGGAGAATTATCGGTATTTACTCCAAAAAGATTTAGAGCCCAATTAGGCATAATTTGTTTGAAGGTATCGGCAACTAATTTTTTAAACTTAGCAAATTTATCTTTCAGTTTGTCTAATCGCTCTTCGATTTTATCGAAGACTTTTCTGACTTGATCTCTAGCGTTTATAAAGGCTTCTACTAATTTCTTTGTGGTAGATATAAGAAACATGATAAAAACATAGATAGAGGCTACTATAATAGCAACTCCTTTAAGTAGTTCTAATAAAATTCCTATAGTAAATTTTAAAACTCCTCCAATAAACTTACCAACAACTATTCCTACTACTTTCCATTTTTCAAATTCAGTAGCGTTTTTACTAATACTATCGGATAGTACATTGAAGTATTTTAAAACACTAAAGAAAGCATCCCCTATTTCTCTTATCATTTGGCCAATCGGCTTACCTACTGCAAAAGCTATTGAGAACCCTTCTTTTAATCCGTTTATAAATCCTTTTATTCTTATTATCCAAGTACCTACAGCAACTAGAGTATCATAAATACCCATCATTTTTGCAGCATTACCAATTCTCTCTTGAAAACCTGCTCCTTGATCATCAGCAGTATTCCACATTTGCACTATTCCGTGTAAGATCAAACCTACTTTCTGCAATACTCCTAAAACCCCATTAAATTGCTCTTTTATTGGCCCAACAAAGTTCGGGTCTAAGAATTCTGAATTCCCGATAATAGAATCAAACTCTTTCCAGGCTCTTACTAGCATTCCAACACCGTATATCACAAAACCTATTAGAGACATAACAGGATTAAAGAATAAGAATATCAGATTAAAAGTCAGGAATAAAGCATGGACACTCTTATTCAATGACCGTACAGCGTAAATAGCGCCAAATAGGGTTACGGTGCTTAAGGAAACAACTTTTACTAGGCTTCCTAATACAGTCTTAAATTGTACCAAGGCTACAAGAGAAGATGCGATTACTAATTTTACTCCGCTAATTATCATCGCCAAACCGGTTAAGACTGTTCCTAAAGCTATCGCTACACTAATAAATAGCATAATCTTGATTACTATTTGGCCTAGCTTAGTTTTGGAGAAAGCAGCAAGCTTGTCCAAGGCATTTAGAACAAATCGCAATATCGGCTTTGTCAAACTGTTCTCAATTTGCTGCCCTATTTTTCTCATAAATCGGTTAAAGGCATCACCAATGTTCATCATCATACCTCGTGCAGTATCCGACATTCTCACCATCAAATTATTAAAGCGACCACCTTCTTCTGATAATGACATAATACCTCGTCTCAAGGTATCGAAATCAATTTTCATATCTCCAATATCCTGCTTACTTCTACTGAAAACTATTCCTACATTCTCTAAAGCTTCGGCAATATTTACCCCTTGTTCTGCAAACTGATTATATTCTTGACCTAGTAAGACCCCCTTAGATCGAACCTGACCATAAGCTCTAATTAATCGACCTATCTCGGCTCCTGTTCCTGCAGCAATGTTACCAAGTGCAGTAAAGTCTTCTTTCAAAGTTTCAGCAGGTAATCCGTAAGCTAAAAGCTGTTTATAACCCTGTTCTACATCTCTCAAGTCAAAAGGTGTAGTAATGGCTAATTTGTCGATCTCTTTAAGCTTTTTAGTAGCTTCTTCAATTGACCCTATCATTACTTCCATACTTACTCTCGTCTGCTCAAAATCAGCTGCTTGTAGTACCCCATAAATTGCAGGAGCTAACATTGAAGCCCCTGAAAGCATAGTATAAAATCCGGAACGTACTCTATCTATGGATTGATTTATCCTTCTACTAACAGTATTGACCGTACTAGCTAGATTATTAAGCTTGGCATCAATTCGATCGGCTACCCGACTGAAATGATCTTCCAAATAGAAAGCTACCCCAAAACCTAAACCCCCAGAAGAAAATGTACCTACACTTACCATTAAAAAGGACTTTTATATTTTTCTACATATTCGTTCATCAAATCCATAAAGCGGATAACCCTTCGACAGCTAAGATTCTCCATCTCTGTATAAGTCAAACTGAGACCGTTTACAGAGAGGTAAAACCACATTTCGTCTAAATCACTCCCGAAGGGAAATAAAAAGCCGGTTCCGAAAGAATATCAATGATAACGTCTTTCTCTCCAGGACCCTTTAAATCGGCTTCCGGATGCTCAAACATAATTTCTGTATCTACCCGAGCTTCGCAATTCTTAATCACTTTTCTTAATAGGCCAAGATCATAAAGAGGCATCTTATCTAAATCTGCTTTGATAGGTACATCATTGTCTTCAACCAATCTCGGATTACTCATCTCTAATACTGTGTGAGAGCTTCGCTCTTTCTTACTCACTAATGAAGCAGCTTTCTCATGCTTTCCAGTTCTGTAAGATAGCAAACATTTTTTACCGCTCTTAGGCAAAAATACCTCGTATTGAGAGTCGTTTATCACTTCATCATAGTTACTGTAGTCTACAGGTTCATAAGAGAGTTCTAAGCCTTCTTCTTTCTTTATTATTTTAGGCTTCTGATAGCCTCGTACTTCAAATTCACTAATGTCAACAGTTAAAGGAAAAGATTTTTTAATGCCCTCGGTCTCGCTCTTGTACTCATAATCTAAATCGAATTTGTTTTCATACTCGGTGCCTTCCATACTAAATCTTCTGGCAGTCAATAGAGCAAATCGCCTGTCTTGGCTTCTCATACTCTGTACAAATTCTTCATCTATCTTACTTTTGTCGCCAACTCTCGCTAGTACTGAAGCTAACATCTTGTCTAGCCGATCTTGCATACCTCCGGTATTCTGAGTAAGAATCTTTTGCTGCTTACCGGTTAACTCGTAAACTTCAAACTCAACCCCACTTGGGAGTACATTTACTTTAGTATTCATAACAATGCTATTTTTGGTTAAAACAAAGATATAAAAAAAGGGCTACTTGTAGGTAGCCCTTCTCTGCTCATATATGTTATATATTATCGTTCCGTAGAAATATCTACTGAGATTTCCACTTTCTGGATTATGTTATCCGAAGAATTTCGGTCATAGTCTCCAGGACTCACTTTGCATACCCAACAACCTTGATTGGTATTAATGCTTATAGTACCGCCATTTGGAGCAAGCTCTCGTACAGTAACTATTTGCTTTATTGAAGAAGGCAATTGACCGCTACCTAAAATTGGATCTTGTGCCGTTGTCAACCAATCCCAAGCCCATCTATCGGCATTTACAGGACGTACTTTCTCTAGTATTAGATTAGTATATTTTAGCCTGCCCGGAGTCTTAACAGCATAATTCACATCACCATGCTCTACTTGATCAATTTCCACTTCTGGTCGAGTCACCTTTTGACACTCAAATTGGTTCAAACCATTGATGTCAATAGCGAAATTAAATACTTTTCGTGTGTTTGGTACTTTAGGCATGATTATCCAATTGTATCGGTTTCTAAAATGTCAAAATCTGTTCCTGCGTTGGATACTATCGTTCCTATCCTTATATACTTAAGGGCAGGAGTCGGCTTAGTAAACAATTTGAAACTGTATGTTTGAGGAGCTGCATCTAAATCATTAACTACAGCCTCTTCTATATTATCAATATCTTGATCTCCTACATAAACAATATCATAAAAAGCTCTCCTTGCTACTCGATCATTTGTAACTTGAGTAACTTTTCTGTAAATGGTCTTCCAGGTCTCAATATCGTTCGGGTCAAACTGCTCTGAATCCGTAACATCTTTAAGGTCTCTTAACAGCAATATGATGTTTTGAGCTACAGAAGCAATCTGTAACAGAGAAGAGGTCTGATAAGTGGTTTTGTCACCCCATACTACAGTACCATGCTTTGCGTGATCAATTACTAGGTTGTAACCTATAGCATCAAGGAAATCCCCATTAGCTTTATTAGCCGGAGAACCAAAGTTGGTAACTACCCCTAAAGCGTTTTTAATCTTACCTCTTTTTGAACCAGACGCTAAGAAAAATTCAGTATCGAAGTTATTTCTATTTACTGAGTAAAGAGCCAAGGCATCAGCTAATTCTGAAATATTCTCAGGATTTCCATTAGCATCTCTTTGTACTAATCCTCCACCAAATAATCTATGATGCCAAGAGTTAAAAGCTGTATGACTATAAGAATTTTCTCCATTCCTATAATCCCCCATTACTGCCGCACTTATTGAATGAGGGCTTCTTGTCCAAGCAGCAATATCTTGAGCCGTCTCAGCATAAGATATTAGAGCCGCATCTATGGCCGGAGAAGATTTATGCGGAGCAGCAATAATCTCATAGTTTACTTCATTGTCATAAGAGTGAATACCTAGTTGTTGGGTAGAATCTCCTATGTAATCAGCATCATCAATATTGTTAATATCATCTGTACCAGAAGTCAAAGTTTCTGTATCATTAGCAGCTACAGCCGCAGAACCTTCATCGGTAAATTTCACATAATAAGAAGCCAAATTGAAAGCCGCAATATCCGCAGCAGAAGGGCTTGTTGGAAAATCTCTATATACCCAAGTCAAGGTCGAAAAGCCAGATATCTTTACTTCTATATCTACCTTAGTCGCGTCTTTTGACAATGGAGATAAAGCAGTAACGGTCACCAAATTACCCCATGTACCTACAAAGTTCGCATCTACAGTTACATCTGTACCAAGGGTACCAGAAGCGGCAACTGCAACTAAAGTTTGCTTATCGGTAATATCGGTATAATGCTCTATTCTACTTACCATGATCCTTGCTCCATAATCTAACATTCTCTTACAAAGAGCAGGAAAGGTGCTACCAGATATAAGACCGCCAAATTTCTTTACGTAGTCTGGCCAACTTGCTACTACTGTTGGAGTATTGACTTTCCCCCATTGAGTCTCCCCTAATAGGGCTATGATTCCTTTGGGCTTACTATTCAGTAGATTCGAGAAATCTTCTACATTAATTCTAGTTCCGGCAAGTCCTGTAGTCATGGTATTCCATTTTGTTCTTTACAAATCTAATAAAACTTTTTTATTATGAAACCGGCTTAGTTGGTTTTCGAGTATAAACGTGCCCTTTTAGCTTTATTTCTTTTGGTTGTAAGATGTTATCTCCTCGTTTCTTCATTAACTGTAATACCTTCTCTGGAGCAAAGCCTATCAAAGCGTATATAATCAAATTCACCTCTTCCATAATAAAATCTTCCGGTAGCTGAAATAAAACTAAGAAACCTGGAAGGGTATAATTCACCAAAAGCGAAATAGATACTACCAACATTAAACTCAAAAGCATTTTTATCCAGTTGTCCTTCAAAAAGAATTCAATACTAAAATCCCTCGGATGCTTTTCATTCGGTTGCTTAGTTCGATTCATTACCTCACTGATCTGGGCAATCAAATACCCTAAAAATGCTACCAGTAAAAACATTAGTCTTCTTTTACTGATTTCAAATAAGTCATTAAAGTAGTGAATGATTGCTCCACCTTAATATGTACCTTTTTCTTTAACTCAGCTTCCTGTGAGGTAAAGAATACTTCTTGAGCCGCTTTTATGGCCTCTTCTTTTTTTACCCTAGGCAATTCGGAGACTTTTACGCTTTCTTTCTTAGGATTACGCGGAGCTTGATCTTTTTGTTCTGCCATTTTCCTTTATTTATGTCGTTCCAAAGTTAATTAACTAGGATGTAACTATACAACTTTATTTTTAAAAAGTCAAGCTTTTTGTCGCTTACATCCCACCCACGCCAAAGCGGATGAGTGGGCTTTCGCTCTCTCCATGTAAATCAGCTAAAATGAGTTGAACCGATTTATCAGGAATAAGAGGTAAAATATCCATACAATCAGC